CTAATTGCTTGTGCTTTTTTGAGCAATTAATCTTTTATATTTGTCGAGTAACTGTTCTTCCGTTTCCTCATGCTGCGGATCTTTTGGAATACAGTCTACTGGACAAAATAATTGGCACTGTGGCTGGTCATGGTGACCAACGCACTCTGTACATAAATCCGGATTGATTTCATAAATCACTTCGCCCATAAAGATCGCTTCATTGGGACAAACTGGTTCACAAACATCGCAGTTTATGCATTCATCAGTGATATATAACGACACGTTACCAACCTTGTTGATGTTTACGTTCAAAAGCTTCAACCACAGCTTGCGGAACAAACTTGGTTACATCTCCTTTTAAACGAGCAATTTCTCGAATTAATGTCGAAGAAATAAAAGAATACTGTTCAGAAGGTGTTAAAAACACCGCCTCGAAATGTGGATCAAGCTGACGGTTCATATTGGCCAGTTGAAATTCATATTCAAAGTCAGAAACTGCTCTTAAACCACGAAGTACTGCTGTGGCCTTTTGTTCTTTAAAAAAGTTAACCAACAAACCATCAAAACCTACAAACTCAACATTTGATAGATGGCCTAATGATGATTGCGCTAGTGCAACTCTTTCTTCTAAGCTGAACAAAGGGTTTTTATGATGTCCAATTGCAATCGCTACTACAACTTCATCAAACATTCTTGATGCTCTAGTAACTAAATCAACGTGCCCATTCGTGATAGGGTCAAATGTTCCAGGATAAATTACACTCGTTTTAGACATCCGCTAGTACTCTAATTGTATTGTGCGCCTATTTTAGCAAAAGTTATACATGAGACGAAATATTGATATGTGGGAAAAAACTTCACCTTGGCATCAGTTTACGGCACAATAGGGACAATTGTGGAAGTTTGAATTATGGCGAAAGCAACAGTAGTAAAGAATAATAAGTGTGGATGTTTATTTTAATTCTCTATAGTTCCTTTTTTAAAGCTAAGTTCTTGAATTATAAAAGTTATTGTTCTTATTAGTTCCTTATAGTTTGTTTACATCCTCCAAAAAAAACGGGTAATAATGCGGGTAACGAACTAATTACTCTTACCTCATGGCCTCTGTAAAACTTTCTGATCTTAAAATTAAGGCACTGAAACCTAAAGAAAAAGTCTACAGATTATTGGATGCAGATAGACTATACATAGAAGTTAGACCTTCAGGTGCTAAAGTTTGGCGATTTAAGTTTGTTTTTAATGGTAAAGAATCTTCTATGAGTCTTGGTGAATACCCGGCTATTACTTTGGCAGATGCTCGAATCTTAAAAGATGAAATGCGGGCAAAATTAGCCAAAGGCATTCACCCAGTAGAAGATAGACAAAATAATAAGGCCAAGGCATTAGAAGAAGGGAAAAATACATTCAAAGCTATTGCTGAAGAATTTAAAGAAAAAAGAATGACATCAAAGTCTGAAATTTATCAGGAGAAGTTCGAAACGGCATTAGAGAAAGACATCTACCCCATTATTGGTAAAAAAAATATTAAGGATGTGACTGCGGCTGACGTATTGAAGATTTTAAATAATACGATTAATCGTGTTACTAAAGAAACCAATGGAAAAATGACGGGTGAATCTGCCGCTTTACAAAATCGAAGATTCATTGGTGCTGTAACTCGTTATGCAATTGCCACTTTAAGGCTTGAGAACGACCCCACTTATGCTGTACGTGATGTTATCAAGCGCCCTCGTGTAAAACATGCAAGAGCCTTAACTAAAGAAGAAAGAAAAAAAGCAAGAACTCAATTGCCTAAATACAATGGAACAGAGACTGTTAAGAATGCTGGCTTCATTCTCTTATATACAATGCTTCGGGCAATTGAAATTAGAAAAATGCAATGGAAATGGGTTGATTTTGAAACAAGACTAGTTCGATTTCCAGAAGATTCAATGAAAAAATATAGAATTCATGTTCTCCCTATTTCTGACCAAGTTTATGAAGTACTTAAACGCCAATATACAATCTCTGGCGAGAGTGAGCTTGTTTTCCCAGCAATTTTCAGTAAGAAAAATGATGGCATGTTAGCTAAAGAAACGCTGAACAGTATGCTTGAGTATATTGGCTTAAAAGGCGTGACCACTCATGATTTCAGGGCTACAGCTTCTACCCTACTATATGAAAAGGGCTATGAGGAAGCTTGGGTTGAAAAACAACTTGCTCATGCAGAACAAAATAGAACAAAAGCATCGTACGACCATTCTCAGCACTTAGATGCTAGACGAAAAATGATGCAAGACTGGGCTGATATTGTTGATAGCTGGAAAGACTAAAAGTTTTGCTTCTCATCAAAGGTCCATCTTTTGCCATTGTAAGTCACAGTGCCATCCAAATTAATCGGCAACTCTTTTAATAAGTAGTCACAGATTTTAAGAACAGTCCCGTTCTTATCTAAATCAGCGGGTAGATTGCAAGTATTTTCCATTCTGCCCGCTTCCGAAACCATGATCATGACTTGCATTTTGTTACCATAAATAACTTGACATTTTTAAAAACAACACAAATCTAATGAAAAATATTGTTATAAAACCCATTGCCCTGTGTTCCACACTAGTTATAATAGAAATCCATACAGTTATCCACAAGGAAACTATAGGAATACCTATGAAAAAAACTACAAATATTATATTACCAACCTATCCAGCAATGAATGAAGGTTGGGATTTCTAGAATCCTTAACCACAAAAACCACTCTAATATAGAGTGGTTTTTTGTTTTTATATATACTTGGTTTTATTTTAATTTCTTTAGTAAAACATGGCACAAGTACAAGACCCAACATTCTGGGGCGGCAACATTGCATTTTGGATTCAAACTTTAGTATTTTTTATTAGTGCGCTTATTGCTATATATACTCTTAGGAGAAATGAAGCTCAAGCAAAGAAACGTGCAACTGTAGACTTAGTTCTGTCAGAAACTCAGGATATGTACTTCCGCGATATTAAAGAAAAGTTTGGAAAATATAAGTAGGTGTCTTAAAACTTATATCTTTTACTTAAAGCCCTACTCAAAGGGCTTTTACACAAATACCAACATTCACAGAAGTATTAATAGTGTGAGCTGTGCAACCTGAGAAGATTAAACACAGCAATGTGATGATCGATGCAACTTTGGTACGCTGACACATATAAGTTACTTCTTTAAAAAGAGTGCTCGCTCTGCTTCTCGGCGACGAACTAGACCTTTCATAACTTTGCCACCTGCTTTGTTCCATACAAGGAATTGGTCAGCAGCGCCTTTGTAGTCGCCTTTATTAAGCAACTTGAGCAAAGTTGAATTCTTTAAAGCACCTGCGCCAATGTTGTAAGTCAGAGAAACCAAAGCATCAAACTGATTTTGATTTAGGGGCACTGTCACAGATTCATTTACAGTCTTTTCAAATTTAGTTAACGTGAATTCGGTTTAAGCAGAATTTAAATCAATCGGTTTTAAAATCTGCTGAATCCCCGATTTATAGCCATTCACAAGTACTAAAGCATATAAAGTCAAAGCAGCAAAGATAGTAGTCAATAGCCCCATTTTTGATCTATGACGGCTATGCTCAAGATCAAATTGACTTTTCATCAACTTGAATGGCGCTTCAATAATCCCTCGTTTTCTTAATACAGCATGATCAAAGGGGGCTAGAACTTGTGGTTTCATATTCCTTTTCACTCGTGTAATCAGTTGAACCCCAACTTCTGCAAGACGAGATTTCCAGTTCTTACCTACATAACCACGATCACCAAATAACTTGCCTTTTAGTTTTGAATGGCTTTGTTGCACAAACCTTTTAAAGGCTGATTTCACAAAGTCCTATCAAATTCAAGGCGCAACTCGGGTGTGAGGTCGACCTAATTCCGTGAATTTATTTAATACTGCCACACGTGCGTGAATCTCATTCACCTGACTAGGAAAACTCCTTGCTGTTAATTTATCGCCTAATCATTTAATGCAATGCATTTTGGTTTCCACTAAACTTCGCCGATGATAACCTGACCATTTTTTCCAAAGTGACCTACCTAGCCGTTTGACTGTTTTTAACAATTCATTCCTCTCTAAAGATCTCAATTTCTTATCTTTCCAAGGCTTTGCATTCTTCCTAGGTGGAATGACTGCATGTGCATCTCGATCTAAAATGACTTGTCGGCAGTGCTTTGTGTCATAAGCACCCTCTGTATAGACTGAATCAATTCGTTCATCCAACGGAATTTGATCAAGCAAATCACCAAGCACCTGTGAATCACTCACATTGTTTGTTGTGAGCTGAACTGCTCGTATTTGAAGGGTCTTAGCATCTATACCAATATGAAGTTTGCGCCATTGGCGACGATATGCAGGCTGATGTTTCTTACGCTTCCATTCGCCTTCACCTAAAAATTTTAACCCTGTAGAGTCGACGAGTAGGTGTAACCCATCACGACTTTGCTGATAGCTTATCGCAATATCAATACGCTTTTGTCGTCTACATAGGGTGGAGTAATCTGGTGCTGTCCAATTCAAACCACAGAGTTTAATCAGGCTTTGAGCAAAGCCAGTGACCATACGTAAAGAAAGACGGAATAGAGATTTGATCATTAAACAACATTGAATCGCTGCATCGGAATAAGTTTGATTGCGTCCATGCTTGCCTTGAGGTTGCGCATACCATTGGGTCTTGGGATCAAACCAGATTGAAATATTTCCTCGCTTGATTAAAGCTTGGTTATACGAGGACCAATTGGTTGTACGGTAGATTTTAGGGACAGGCTTCTTCATCTGGAAATTATATTGCTGAAGAAACCTTCATGAATAGCTTTATGCAACAAAGCCGTTTTGAATGTTCAATTAAATCAGGTAATACCTTACGGTCATCCACGTTACCTGTTGTTATACAATAAGAAACTAAACGTCCAATATGATCGCAAATTAAATGGATCTTAAAGCCATAGAACCAATCAACAGAGGTTTTACCTCGGCTTGCACTATCTGCAAATACACGATGCTGATGAATCCTTTTATTGTGACATACCGCAAGTTTAGTTGAATCAATAAATGCAATTCCTGCTGAATGGACTTTTAAACTTTCAATGAGAGCAACGAAGTACATGGCATATTTTGCTTTTAGTTCAATGAATCGACTGTAGCTAGGCAAGTTGGTAAAATATGAACAAAGAAAGGGCTTTGCCCAATAAAGGTAAAAAGCTTTAAAGTTTCGACTCCCCGTCAAATGAAACCACAATAATAATGTGATCACCTCGGAGGCATGAATTTTACTTTGACGGAGTCGTTTGGTCTGCCCATAAGTCAGCATATATTGTTCAACATTTTGAGTAATGTCTGTACAGAAATCATCAATGAGGCAGAAAAGTGTTGTAAGCTGTGTATCAATAGGCATTTGAGAGAACTCAGTTTTTTGTCGTGATTAAATTGTGACTCAAATGCCTATTCTTTTAAACTTCCTTATCCCGAATTCACGTTAACTTATTTAAAGCTAGGGCTTGTTAATTTATATACGTAAAAATATCTACCAGCTCGCTGTGGCCTTTTCTAACTCTGTAAGTGATAAAGCACGGTTATAAGTGATCATGTTTGATAGAGCGGCATTACCAGCAGCCGAAACCCATCCTGAAATAGCAGATAGTAATCGAACTGTGTTGGCTTTGAAATTCGCATTCATCATTGTATTTACACTGTAAGAGATTCCGTTTATGGCATATGAGATAGCGCCATTATTCCACGATAGTGCAACTTTGTTATTTAAAGTTGATAAAGCTACTTGTGATGCCAAAACTTCAGAGCCTTCTTTAAATAATCGAAGTGTCAATATATTCCTTTCAACCCTTCGGTTCATAGCTAAATAGTTGTTCTCATCGAAACCAATTTGGAAGTATGGAACATAGCCAGATTTACCGTTATTGATATTCGGCTTGTTTTCTAAGATGTTTAACACAATACATCCTTGTGTAGACATGAAGATATTTGCCGCCGGAATAGACATACTTTCAGCTGCTTTTGTTGCGGCAGAAGCACTTGGCACTGCACTTGCACTAGGTTTTGCGATCAACTGCTCAACTTGAACTGCTTTTGGATTTCCCGATACGGTGATAGCTGGTGTTAAAGTGCCGCCAGACTTTAGAGTAAAGAATTGCGGGTCGTCATATGTACCCATGCCGCCAATAATATCAACTTCACTAGCTGATGCCTTAGCCGCCCCTCCCAACGCATAACAAGCAAAAGTATTAGTAGTCGATGGTAGTGCGCGTGTTTTCTTTGTAACAAGTGTCGACTGATCAAAAAAGTTATAATGCGCCTCTTCAATCAGAATACCGAACGAATCATAAGCTGGTAGATATGATCTTCTCGGAAAGTTTGCAATCACTTCACTAATGTTAAGTTCTTTATCAAGTACGTGTCCACGAGATGAAGAACGTGCAACTTGAAAAATTTCTTCCATATTGCCGTAGTTTTTATGGCTATCAAGCTGAACTAAGTACACATTGTTTGCAATATCAGCATTCACATAATAATCAAGTGGGCCTTTATAGCCTGATGCATCACTAATTACATTTGTTGCTTTCTTATTGCTTGTAAAAGATAAAGCCATTTTTAAATTCCTTCAATTTGTATAGGGTGTGTTTTTGCATGAAACAGTTGCCAGAGGTCTTCACCATTGGCCACATTGCTAGATGTCCAAAAAATTTCGAAATGAACCGAGTCCTCAGTCACATTCGGAACAATTGAAGCTTTGTAAGTATTTAGATGTTCACCTTCGAGCATTCCAACCTCTGAAAATTCCCAAGACAATCCGTCTTCACTAACTCCAAGGAACAATTGCCCAGTGATTCTTTGATCATTGATAATCGTTATATATTGATTGCCACAATAGCGTGTTTCTTGATGCCATGAAGTAAATGGGGTATCAATAAACACTGGCTCAGACCACGGACCATACAAGCTATCTGCTAGGCGATAATTAAATTTATTGCCATCAAACGATTCATGAATTACGTCATTAGATATTGAATACATAACCCATTTATTAAGCAGAGGATTAAACAATATATTAGGTGATAGTATTAACTCAGATGATCTTGGGAAAATTGCCTCACGTTTGGTCCAGTTAATGCCATCACTTGTTCTGCTCATCCACAGAGAGAAACCATCAGCTGTTGCCCCATTTCGCCAACATACACAAAACTCACCTGTAGTATGATCATAGACACCAAAATTATCTGAATTGTAATTGTAAGAGCCCGGATAACGCTCATAAAGCGGTTGCGGCATATCTGATAATAACTCAAAATTTATTAGATCATTTGAACCGTAAACACATGGGTTTTCATAATAATCTCGCGTGTCTCGATAAGGCGTTAACAATAGAAGGTGTTTAAATCCACGGAATGTCTTGTAAAAATTACACAAAAATGGATGCACAACATGATCATCTTGATAGTACGGTGTATCAATTTTGATTCTTTCGGATTGTGAAATTTTTAAGTTTAGGAATTCTGCTTTATTGCTGATTTTAAACTTTTGACTACACAATCCGACAGGCATCGGCAAGCTCGAGACATGACTTAAATTGCGATAGCTTGATATCAACGAATTGAAATCATCAGTAAGCAATTCATAGGACGATGGAATACTAATAACCGAATTACTTTCTTTATGAGTAAGAGCTTTTAAAGATTTACCACCACCGAAAATCACATCCCCGTCATTTGTAAAATCAAAAACAAGATCACCTTCTACATCGTGTAGCTTGAAAATAGATGAATCTTCAGAAGAATCTGCTGAAACAGAAAGTAACAGCTTAATAAACTGCGCCACACCTTTACCATCTAATGCAGCTAGGTTTAAATCACCGTTTTCTAATAGCTGAGCAACTATACTTTCGTCTTTATCTCTAAAATCAAAGAGACTTTGTGAGAAGTCCTCATCTAAAGATTTGGTTTTGAAATCAATATACTGTTTCGCCTGATCCAAAGTTGATTCAGGCAGCTCACTAAGTTTTCCAAATTTTGCAGTTTCAATATCGCCATCACTTAAAATTCTAGCTACTGTATTTTGTTCCGAGTCATTGAAATCAAATAAGCTTTCCAAAGCATTATTTTTTAATTTTAGATCAAAGTACTGTTTCGCCTGATCCAGCTCACTCAAACCTGTGTCATGCCAAGAATCTTCAGTTTCACCTTCACCCTTACCCCAATACCAAATTTTCCCCGTATCTAATGCTTTGGCAGCCTTGGGGGAGATTGTAGGTGTGCTAGATAAAAGCTGTGCTTGTGTTAAAAATGGTTCAAATCCACCTGTTTCCATTACTTTTTGCACAGCTAAAGGTAGTGAGTAAAAAGGTTCTCCATATCGAGGATTAATGACTTTCTTTGTATTAAGAGCATCCCCCAGGTCTTTACAATCTACTTTCGCCTCTTCGAGTTCAGTGCGCGTAACAATGTCTGTCATTGTAAAATCTCCAAGCATAAAAAAGCCCCAGTCAAGGGGCTTGGATTTCTGTTAATTAGGGTGTGTTGACGCTTTTAGCTTAAAAAATAGCGAAGTATTAAAATCAAATCACCAAGCCCAATTTTACTATTCGCTATGCCTCGTACTATGCCTGACAGATCAACACTGGCAAAAGTTGAAAGTTATTCTGCGTAATTTATCCATTCACCACAACTCAAATTTACGCAATTTTATTGAAGCTATTCTCTATAGAATTAGAACAGGCTGTCCGTGGCGAGATATTCCTTCCTGTTTTGGTCATTCAAACTCTATTTTCAAACGTTTTAATCGTTGGTCAAGCAGCGGTGATTTACTTAGATTATTCAAATTACTAGCTTCATACCCCGATATGGAGTGGATTTTTATTGATGGCTCTCATGTACGTGCTCATCAACATTCTGCCAGCATAGCGAATCAATCTATTGTAGATTAAAGCAATTTAGAGGAATGGCAACTCGATATGACAAGCTCAAAAGAAATTATCAAAGTTCTGTGGCTTTAGCCTGTATATTTTTATGGCTACCTTTATACGGTTAATTATGAACAGTAAGTGTCAACAGACCCTAAATAAAGTCATGGTCACGCTCATAGAATCGGGCATCGTAGTTAGAAGCCTTAAGCGTATTGGTCATTTGTGTTTGGGGGGTAAGTTCTTCTAGCATGAATGCCTGTGCTTCGGTTTGATCAGCTCGAACTAATGTGTAGAGTGTTTTAACGTATCGATCTTCGCTAACCACAAGAGGCTGCACAGGTGGACGGCTAAGCACTACATGGTATTTATCAACTCCCGCTGTGCAGGACACCACATCCACAGTGGCATTCGATATCTGTAAGTGAATGAAATAATCACTACCAACATCAAATGTGCATTCCTGAGAAGTTTGAATAATTAAACCATCTACTGCTTCAACTTCACCGTCTTGAGTGTCTACAACTGTGTTGTTTGCCACCAAAATACGGTCATTACGAATCAATAGCTCAGACTCGTCTAGAACTTCAACCTCACAAGACATGTATTTGTAGCGAAGCTTATTCCATTCACGCCAGGCTCTTACTTTCGCTTGAGCTTCATTGCGAATACCAGTTGTAGTAATCTTCAACGGATTCTTGGGTGTGATGTCTTCAGGAATGATGTATTTCACACGCGCATCGTCAACATCTGAAGTGTACTCAAGCTCAACCCCGTCATAGTCTTTCTGCACACCAAACGTATATGACCTTTTTTCAGTTAAAGGCACTTTGTTCCGGTGCTTAAAAAGCAAGACAGCGTTTTCTTGTAATCCCTCAAACTTGAAACGGGTTAGACTTCCGAACCGGTACGGCTCACAGAATGCCGAACTCGCCACCATCCCCGCGATTTCTTCAAAGCTTAGATTGTCGTCATCAATGGTGTAATTGAACTCAGACATAAGGTCCGAACCAAAATAAGCTTTAACTTTAGCTATCTCTGCATTGATTTGTGCAATGTCTACTTCTGCGCTAGTTCGGCGGCCAATGTGCTCATCCAAAGCCAGATTTATAAGCGCTTGCCCTGCTGATCTTGTGACCTGCAAAGGCCCTGTACCATCAAGTGGAAGTTTGCGATTCACTAAACAGTTCAGCTTACGTTCTTTGATGCTTAGCGCACCATCCGTAGCCACTGTTCGTGAACGCAATACAGTCACATTGCCATAATCGCTGATCGATGAATCAGCCATGCCATAAACAGACTTAATCTTACAAGTGTCTTGGGTTTTACCTGCTTGCGTTGCAGTGGTACGGCTGAGACGAAACCGGAACGAGCCAGCAGTCGGAAGATCAATGTAAATCGTTCTGCCAAGCTGAGACTTGTTATTAGCTCGAATCTCTTGATTAATCGTTATGATTGAACCAACTGGATCGCCATTGCTATCAATTGCCTGTAACTCGATGACTACAATGATTCCCTCCTCCCATACACCGCCTTTACTGTCTTGGTAAAACAGGCCATTCGGGAAAAAGAAGTTGAATACAGCTTGTGTTGCCTCTGGCATGTCAAAGTGGCTTTGTTGCACAAACCTTTTAAAGGCTGATTTTACAAAGTCCTATCAAATTCAAGGCGCAACTCGGGTGTGAGGTCGACCTAATTCCGTGAATTTATTTAATACTGCCACACGTGCGTGAATCTCATTCACCTGACTAGGAAAACTCCTTGCTGTTAATTTATCGCCTAATCATTTAATGCAATGCATTTTGGTTTCCACTAAACTTCTCCGATGATAACCCGACCATTTTTTCCAAAGTGACCTACCTAGCCGTTTGACTGTTTTTAACAATTCATTCCTCTCTAAAGATCTCAATTTCTTATCTTTCCAAGGCTTTGCATTCTTCCTAGGTGGAATGACTGCATGTGCATCTCGATCTAAAATGACTTGTCGGCAGTGCTTTGTGTCATAAGCACCCTCTGTATAGACTGAATCAATTCGTTCATCCAACGGAATTTGATCAAGCAAATCACCAAGCACCTGTGAATCACTCACATTGTTTGTTGTGAGCTGAATTGCTCGTATTTGAAGGGTCTTAGCATCTATACCAATATGAAGTTTGCGCCATTGGCGACGATATGCAGGCTGATGTTTCTTACGCTTCCATTCGCCTTCACCTAAAAATTTTAACCCTGTAGAGTCGACGAGTAGGTGTAACCCATCACGACTTTGCTGATAGCTTATCGCAATATCAATACGCTTTTGTCGTCTACATAGGGTGGAGTAATCTGGTGCTGTCCAATTCAAACCACAGAGTTTAATCAGGCTTTGAGCAAAGCCAGTGACCATACGTAAAGAAAGACGGAATAGAGATTTGATCATTAAACAACATTGAATCGCTGCATCGGAATAAGTTTGATTTCGTCCATGCTTGCCTTGAGGCTGTGCATACCATTGGGTCTTGGGATCAAACCAGATTGAAATATTTCCTCGCTTGATTAAAGCTTGGTTATACGAGGACCAATTGGTTGTACGGTAGATTTTAGGGACAGGCTTCTTCATCTGGAAATTATATTGCTGAAGAAACCTTCATGAATAGCTTTATGCAACAAAGCCTTTCAGAAGTAAACTGATCTTGGTAATAATTAGCTTCGTATCTCATATCTACGTGTTCGAGATATCCAAAAGCGATTCTTCGTATGCACTTTAGACAAAATGTCATGTCTTCAACTTGAAAAGAATTTGGCGCAAAACTCACTTCGCATTTGCATAAATCACAACAAAAGATTGAGTGACTTGGTTCTTCTTGATGTATGGGTAGCTCTTGTGCTAAATTTGTTTTCATTCATTGCTCCTGTAATGAATATCGAAGCCTGATCTTGTGCATCAGGCTTTTTTATTTGTCTAAATTCCCGTTAATCCCTTCTAATCCCTCATCGATTTCGACTTCGGTACTAAGCTCCCTTATCAAACCTGTTAATCCCAAGCGCTCCATGTTTTTTGCCTCTATATTAAGAATGTGCCACTCGCCAGCGATTTCTTTTTCAAGAAGCCAAGCGAGATACTGAGCCAAGTTCTTACCTTTGAAATTTGCTAAGACTTTTGCTCGTTGATGATTTTCGGGAGACAAACGCACATGCGTAGAATTTTTATCAAGACTCATGAGACCCTCTTAACTGGTAGTGTTGGTTCTTGTTCAAGCAACTTGAATGCAGCAGCTTCAGGTACAAATTCACCCCACTGGTAGACTGCTTGACGACTAATTTTTAAGAGTTTTGCGATTTTTGGCGCATTGAACCGAGCCAAAACATCAGATGTTTTCATCTCAATTCGCATAATTAATTCCAATTTCAACTTTACTTTGTAAAGTCTACTTTACCAAAAAAGTTTAGCAAGCTTTACAGACTAAAAGTTAAGATTTCTTTACATTTTGTTTATGGCAATAGCCATGAGATTTACACTATGAGCACTCTTCAAGAGCGAATGTCTTTGGCTATAAAGCACTATGAATCTGAGACAGGTAAAAGATTCAAAAATACTGAGTTGGCTAGATTTGCAGGCGTGAGCAGGGCTAATGTTGGGTTGTGGGTAAATGGTCCAACCCAAGAGTTGGAGGGGTCAAATTTAGTTAAAGCGGCTGAGTTTTTAGGAGTTTCTAAAGATTGGCTAGCTGGACAAAGTAATAAAATGATTGCCACACAGCTGGATGGTGGTGGTGCACAATTAAATGTTCTTGATATTGAAGCCTTTAAGCAGAAGTACAATATTCCAGATAGTGAAGAAGCTGTTAAATTTGTCCAAACACCAACTAAGCCATTCCCTATTCAAAAAAGATACGTTCCTGTTAAAGCCTATTCAAAGATAGGTATGGATGGGTATTTCACAGATATGGGATATGACGGGAACGCAGGTGATGGATATGTTCCAACTCATACAGCAGGTCCAAGAGCTTATGGTATTAAAGGCACTGGCGATTCAATGTTTCCTGCAATTCGCAGTGGTTGGTATGTTGTATGCGACCCTGATGCTGAGCTTGTGCCGACTGAATTCGTTCAGGTCTGCCTGAAGGATGGGAGATGTACCATTAAAGAGTTCATTGGAATCCACAATGGTGTACTAAGCCTAATTGCAGTAAATGGTGGTGAGCGATTTTTCTTTGAAATGGACGAGGTTGAAAGTATTACCGCTATTACAGATATCGTGCCACCAAGTCAGCACAGACTAGAACACCCTTATTCCCATTAATCGCAGGATGTCTTATGGACAATTCAAAACTACCAATCAACCAGATTATTGCTCGCATCAATGATGCTGCGGAAATGGCACGGGAGATCATTAGTGAGGCGAATATTTTTGAAGCTATTATTGAAGGCTTTAATGAAGCAGAAGGCACCAATCTAAAGTTAACAGATATAACCAATCTTGAGGCAGCACAAGATTGGATAGATGAGTTTTTAGAAAAATATTCTGATGTATAAACAAAACAGCCTAAATCAATTTTTTTTGTAGACTGGATGATAAAACCGTGACCCGACATAGTCTTTTAAATGTGGGGTATATCACTTATTAGATAGTAATATTTATTGATGTTTTAGAGTGTAATGTGTAGATTGCCAATAGTTTTTATAGTAGAAATTGGGATTATACAATATGTCTAATATTGAGCAAGATACACGTTTTATTGTTAACAATAATTTGATTAACAAGGGCTGGATCTTGGACATTCAAGATCCAAACAAAAATGTCTTTTTTGAATCAGATATCTTAAGAATTATTAATAATGAGTTTCTCAAGAAAAGTAAAAAAAGACCCGATTATGTTCTTTTCGATTCACAAAATAAGCGGCCAATCGGTGTAATTGAAACGAAATCAGGTGGGAAAAGCTTAACAAAAGCACTGGATCAGGCAACCGAATATGCTGAAATGCTTGATGCACCTTTGATATTTGCAATGAATAATGGTTTCTGTGAAACACGGCATTTGTATACCCAAAAACCATTATTTATTGATGAAAATGAGGTTAATGAATTAATAAGAGTAAATGAAGCTAAAGAGTTTATATTGCAGGAAACAAATGGTATTTATATTACACCTAAAGAAATTTTAGTCTCTCGCAAAGAGTTAATTAATGTTTTCAAAAAGTTAAATAACTCACTAAGAGGTGAAGGTTTAAGAGCTGGTATAGAAAGGCTTTCAGAATTTGCAAACATTCTTTTTTTAAAATTGTATACAGAGAATGCTAATACAGGTATTTGGAATTCTCTCAAAAGTCTCGATAATGATTTGTTAATTAATACAACTAATAACATACTACAAGATATTGATAGACAATATGGTGCTTCTGTTTTTACAAATTTACAGCTAACCAACCCTGTTGCTGTTAAAGAGATGATCAAAGAGTTGGATAAGTTAAAACTCTCATCAATAGATACCGATATTAAAGGAGATGCTTTTGAGTATTTCTTACAGCAAGCTACAGCAACTAATAATGACTTAGGAGAATACTTTACTCCACGTCACATAACTAAAACCATTGTTAACTTGGTCAACCCTGAATATGGTGAAAAGATCTATGACCCTTTTTGTGGGACAGGTGGTTTTTTAACAGAGGCATTTGATCATATAAAAGATAACACTTTAATTGCAAACAATAGTAGTGAAGAAATCAAGCTTAAACATAATACTATTTTTGGAAGAGAAATTACCTCAAATGCAAAACTCGCAAAAATGAATATGATTCTCCATGGGGATGGACATAGTGGAATTTGCCAGATAGACACACTTCAAAACCCAATTGAATCTGAATATGATGTGGTTATAACCAACATGCCATTTTCTCAAAAAACTTCTTATTCTCACTTATATGAGAATAAGTTAGCTAAAAACGATGGTGATGGAGTATGCGTTCTACATTGCTTTAAAGCAACAAAAAAAGGAGGGCGAATGGCATTAGTAGTACCTGAAGGCTTTCTTTTTAAAGCCGCTTTAGCTCCAGTAAGGAAGTACTTATTTGAAAACGCCCAACTAAAAGCAATAGTTTCACTTCCAAAAGAAGTTTTTCTGCCATATGCAAAAGTTAAAACCAATATACTCTACTTTACCAACTGTCATAATGGTAGAACAAATTCTGACGTTTTTTACTACAATGTGACAAATGATGGCCTAAGTTTAGATTCTTTCCGTAGAAAAATTGACAAAAATGATTTAAAAAATTTAGATTTTGCTGATTTAAATAAGAGCGACTTTGATAAATATTATAATGAATTAGGTTTCTTAAAAGTTAATCCAGAATGGCTTTGTTGCACAAACCTTTTAAAGGCTGATTTTACAAAGTCCTATCAAATTCAAGGCGCAACTCGGGTGTGAGGTCGACCTAATTCCGTGAATTTATTTAATACTGCCACACGTGCGTGAATCTCATTCACCTGACTAGGAAAACTCCTTGCTGTTAATTTATCGCCTAATCATTTAATGCAATGCATTTTGGTTTCCACTAAACTTCGCCGATGATAACCTGACCATTTTTTCCAAAGTGACCTACCAAGCCGTTTGACTGTTTTTAACAATTCATTCCTCGCTAAAGATCTCAATTTCTTATCTTTCCAAGGCTTTGCATTCTTCCTAGGTGGAATGACTGCATGTGCATCTCGATCTAAAATGACTTGTCGGCAGTGCTTTGTGTCATAAGCACCCTCTGTATAGACTGAATCAATTCGTTCATCCAACGGAATTTGATCAAGCAAATCACCAAGCACCTGTGAATCACTCACATTGTTTGTTGTGAGCTGAACTGCTCGTATTTGAAGGGTCTTAGCATCTATACCAATATGAAGTTTGCGCCATTGGCGACGATATTCAGGCTGATGTTTCTTACGCTTCCATTCGCCTTCACCTAAAAATTTTAACCCTGTAGAGTCGACGAGTAGGTGTAACCCATCACGACTTTGCTGATAGCTTATCGCAATATCAATACGCTTTTGTCGTCTACATAGGGTGGAGTAATCTGGTGCTGTCCAATTCAAACCACAGAGTTTAATCAGGCTTTGAGCAAAGCCAGTGACCATACGTAAAGAAAGACGGAATAGAGATTTGATCATTAAACAACATTGAATCGCTGCATCGGAATAAGTTTGATTGCGTCCATGCTTGCCTTGAGGCTGTGCATACCATTGGGTCTTGGGATCAAACCAGATTGAAATATTTCCTCGCTTGATTAAAGCTTGGTTATACGAGGACCAATTGGTTGTACGGTAGATTTTAGGGACAGGCTTCTTCATTTGGAAATTATATTGCTGAAGAAACCTTCATGAATAGCTTTATGCAACAAAGCCTGTCGTGATTAAATTGTGACTCAAATGCCTATTCTTTTAAACTTCCTTATCCCGAATTCACGTTATGTTTAGTATGATTTACAATAATTTGTAAATAACTCTTTACAACAAATAATATGTAAAGTATTCTTTACTCATTCCTTAATAAAAAGCACGCTAGACCGACTAAAACCTGCGTGCTTTCACTCAAAGAGTGAGATGATTACGACACAGAAAAAAGAAACAATCACTAGCTACAAAGGTTTTGACAAGAACCTTCAATGCCGTGGCTTCCAATATGAAATTGGTAAGACTTTTGAACATAAAGGAAAAGTAAAGGCTTGTGGTTCAGGCTTCCATGCTTGTGAATATCCTTTAGATGTATTTGGTTACTATGCACCAGGTGAATTAAACCGCTTTGCTGTAGTTGAGCAATCAGGGGATTTAAGTCGAGGTGATGATGATACAAAGGTTGCTAGTAAATCAATCACAATCAAAGCTGAAGTAGATATCCCAGTTCTAGTTAAAGCTGCAATTGAATATACAACTTCTCGTTGCGAACCAATTAAAGAAGATTCTCCTGCTTTTACGGATAACAACTGCGGTCAAGCTATTGCTACTGGCGACAAATCAGCAAGCTCTGCTACTGGCAACTGGGCAGCAAGCTTAACAACTGGTCACTACTCTGAAAGTCAAATAAAAGATCAAGAAGATGATCAATATGGGGTCGCAATTTCCACAGGTTATGAAGGAAAAGCTAAGGCATCTGAAGGCAGTGCAATTGTTTTAACTCATAGAAATTCTGATGGTGAAATACTCCACATTCGAGCGTCCAAAGTTGGTGAAAACGGTGTAAAGGCAGACACATGGTATCAACTTGATGCTAATGGTCAGTTTGTGGAGGCATAACCATGACTGAGAATAAATATTCAATCAAGCAAGCGTTTGTTGATGGAACTTCTGGATTCTTATTGTTCTGGGTGGTGTTTTTCTTATCAGTTGGTCTTTTACGTAGCTGTGCCAACGAGCAACACGTCAACGAACTCAAAGCAAAACAGAACATGTACGTGCGCATGCAAGTGGAAGGTACACCATGATCATGGCCCTTTTAGATATCGTGCTGTTTAACCTCATCTTAGCGGTGCACTGGGGGATTATCTAATGAATATGTTAGCCAATATCTCGTTTGATGCTGCGGTATTCACAAGCCTTGAAGTGATGAATGTAGGTGTTGAGGATGGCGTTGTTAAGTTCTCTTTGTCGGTTCAAAACGCTGAGCATATTTACATCGTTGCAAGTGTCAAGGGAATTGAGAAAAACGACACTTTCGAATATGGCGAAGGCTTGGACTATCAAGACTGGAAAGACGTGGATTACACCATGATGACAGTCGATTCAAGTAGCCGTCCCCATGTCGATCATTTTGATTATGTAGATGCAATAGAAGGTATGCCCTTTGCCCTTACTTCTACTCAAATCCTTAAGTTGAATGAGTACTTAGAAGAACTGGCAAGAGAAGAAAAAATCAATGAGTTGAGAGGTGGGTGATGGAGACTAAATACGATTGGTCGGAAGCACCTAAAGAAGTTCAATTCATTGCACAAGATTCAAATGGTGACATTTTTGGTTTTGATGTTCCGCCTGTGCCAATGACTTACGGGAAGTGGCTTCCAGCAAATGAGTACCTTCACTTCTTTGGCAATAAACCACGAAGAACAATTTCAGATTGGGAATTGTCATTAGAACAACGCCCAGTAGAAAAGAATTAGGAGAAGATTATGAATGCGCCGGTTAAAACAGAAAATCATTTGAGTGTTCAGCAAGAATCTCCAATCGATAAAACTTTATCAATGATTGAGCGTATTGCTTTAGATCCAAGCTCAGACGTTGCAAAGCTAGAAAAAATGATTGAGCTGCAAGAACGCGTAATGAAAACGCAGGCTAAGCAAGCTTATGACAATGCAATGGTTCTAGCTCAATCAGAAATGCCACCAATCGATAAGTTTAAGAAAGGTCATAACAGCAATTACGCACCACTTGACCACATCATGTCGATTGTTTTCCCAGTGTTGAAGCGCAACAACTTATTTGTGCGTTGGACTTCTGATCCTAAAGAAAATGGCTCGTTATGTGTGACATGTATTTGCTCTCATGTGGGTGGTCATAGCGAAACATCTTCAATGGATGTGAAGGAGGATCGAGGCGGAAGCAAGTCAGATATTCAAGGCATGGGTTCGGCTTTTACTTATGCAAAGCGCTACACCCTATCCGCCCTTCTTGGTCTTGTGTTGACGGATGATACTGACGGAGCACGTATCAACCTTAAGGTTACTGATGCTCAAGCAACAATGCTGCGCAACAAATTGAAGTTCTTTAAGCCAGAAGCTTTAGAAGCCTTCAAAGCAAAAATTGGTTGTGAAGTTGAAGAATTGCCACGTGGTGATTTTGATTACTGGTGTTCATACATCGACAACCAAATTAATAAGCTCATGGCAAATCAAGGAGAAAAGAATGCAAATCCTTGATTGTGAGCAAGGTTCAAGAGAGTGGTTAGAAGCGCGAGCAGGTCTAATCACCTGTTCGGAGCTTGAAGCGGTTTTCTCTAAAAGCAAAGGAAAAGAGCTATTTGGTAAGGCTGCCATCACTTATATGTATGAGTTGATTGGTGAGCAAATCACTGGTGAGCCTAAAGAGAGCTTTTCGGGTTTTCATACTGAGCGCGGACATGTTCATGAGCCAATGGCTATTGAACTTTATGAAATGCAGACAGGTAATGAAGTTGGCAAGTGCGGTTTCATTATTGGTGAGAAATTTGGATATAGCCCTGACGGCTTAGTGGGCGCAAACGGCCTGACAGAAGTTAAGTCAAAGCTGCCAAAGCTACAAGCACAGATCCTTTATGAAGGTGTTTTACCGCCAGAGCATTACTACCAAACGTGAATTCGGGATAAGGAAGTTTAAAAGAATAGGCATTTGAGTCACAATTTAATCACGACAAAAAACTGAGTTCTCTCAAATGCCTATTGATACACAGCTTACAACACTTTTCTGCCTCATTGATGATTTCTGCACAGACATTACTCAAAATGTTGAACAATATATGCTGACTTATGGGCAGACCAAACGACTCCGTCAAAGTAAAATTCATGCCTCCGAGGTGATCACATTATTATTGTGGTTTCATTTGACGGGGAGTCGAAACTTTAAAGCTTTTTACCTTTATTGGGCAAAGCCCTTTCTTTGTTCATATTTTACCAACTTGCCTAGCTACAGTCGATTCATTGAACTAAAAGCAAAATATGCCATGTACTTCGTTGCTCTCATTGAAAGTTTAAAAGTCCATTCAGCAGGAATTGCATTTATTGATTCAACTAAACTTGCGGTATGTCACAATAAAAGGATTCATCAGCATCGTGTATTTGCAGATAGTGCAAGCCGAGGTAAAACCTCTGTTGATTGGTTCTATGGCTTTAAGATCCATTTAATTTGCGATCATATTGGACGTTTAGTTTCTTATTGTATAACAACAGGTAACGTGGATGACCGTAAGTATTACCTGATTTAATTGAACATTCAAAACTAAAAGGCAAGTTATTTGGTGATCGTGGTTATGTAGGTAAGAACTGGAAATCTCGTCTTGCAGAAGTTGGGGTTCAACTGATTACACGAGTGAAAAGGAATATGAAACCACAAGTTCTAGCCCCCTTTGATCATGCTGTATTAAGAAAACGAGGGATTATTGAAGCGCCATTCAAGTTGATGAAAAGTCAATTTGATCTTGAGCATAGCCGTCATAGATCAAAAATGGGGCTATTGACTACTATCTTTGCTGCTTTGACTTTATATGCTTTAGTACTTGTGAATGGCTATAAATCGGGGATTCAGCAGATTTTAAAACCGATTGATTTAAATTCTGCTTAAACCGAATTCACGTTACCAATGCATGGGTGGTATTTCAGCAGCAGAACGTGAATGGATTGATTTCATTAGCTACTGCCCTTCAATGCCTTTGTTTGTAAAGCGTCTATACCGAGACGAAAAAGTAATAACAGAAATTAATAACCGAGTTGATCAATTCTTAGAAGAACTGGACAAGCGGAAACAAGTGATTTTGGGAGCAGCAGCATGAAAAAAATCGAATTAAACACAATTAGCGGTACTTCTGACCAAATCGCTGAGGAAATCTTTAAGAAGATTATTAGCCCTATGGTTGATGAAATGAATAGCCAAGATAAAGACTCCGCAAAGGTTTTTACCTTCTCAGTAATGTGGCTTGGTATGGCTTTGTATGCTGCACAATTTGAACCACATAATGCCAAGAAAACAATTCAATTCAGTGTTGATCAGTTCATGGCAACGTTAGACAAATTCAACAAAAGACCGAGCTAAGGAGCAGCAGCATGACAGATTTGAATAAGAAAAGAGAAGTTAATCTAAGCTTTGAGCAAGATGACGGTGCTGTTTGGGTCTTTGATGGAGATAGCCACCAAGGAACTGAAATCAGTCATTTAATGATGATGCATAGCGATGAATATAACGAAGATGAATTACGCGTTATTTGTAACCATGCGGCATTTGAAATAGACAGACTTAGGGCCGAGCTAGAAAAATCCAAAGCTCAGGCGGTGCCAGAGGCTCAACAAAAGCTTACTGATACGTATTTTTGGGAAGGCTCAGATTATGTAGTTGATTGTCCTTTCGAGTACGACATTGAACTAGATAAAGGCGAAGTGCTTGAACTTCAAAAATGGCAACGTACTGAGTCAACAAAAGTATATTTTGCAAACATCTATAAAGATGAAGATAACTTTGAAATTCTTCAATTCGCATCAAAGGCTGAGGCTGAAAATGCAGTTGCAGAAAACTTGAAGTTTTTAGAAGCAAGCGAATCGGGAGCTGAGGGATGAGTGAAATGTCTGTTTTTAACTTCAATCAAAACGAAATTCGCACCATTGTAAAAGATGATGGTGAAATTTGGTTTGTAGCGGCTGATGTGGCAACAGTTTTGGGTTATCGCAACGCACCAGACATGGTACGTAATTTGGATGTTGAAGAAGCTGATACGCACAATCTGCGTATCAGGTCTGATAATGGTGTATTGCAAGATCGCCAAGTAACTATCATCAATGAATCTGGTCTTTATTCAGCAACGCTAAGAAGTCGCAAACCTGAAGCTAAGCAGTTTTAAAAATGGGTTACTTCTGATGTATTACCAAGTATTCGTAAAAGTGGTGGTTATATTTCAGGTCAGAAAAATGAATCTGTGAAAAATAGCGATTTAAAGAGGGCTTTAAGTGAATACAAAACTTTATCCTCGCTCAAGCAATCATATTTAACCAGATTGGAACATTGGAATAACTCAGTTATAAAAGCGGAAAGTAAGGTGGGGTAATGGAAATTGATCGTCGTGTACGTGCTAAAGAATTTATGATGCTAATGTCTATTGGCCGGACTAAATTCTATCGCATGATTAAGAATGGTGAAATTCCACAACCTATCAAGGTTAGTGAGAAAGAAGTGTTTTGGCACGAATCTAGTGTTAAGAAAGTTGTCGAAAAACACAAAGATAATTCTGATATGATAGCCTGCTAA